CGGCCGAAGAACCAGCGCTTGCGGCCGCCGAGGGAGGTGAGGTAGCCCTTAGATGTAAGCTGTCGAGGGACCCAGGCTTGCCATTGGAGGTGGGCAGGGAAAGCCTGGAAGTAGAGGGGCTGGAAGGCGAGGACGACTTCGATTGGTAGTTTAGACTGAGCCGCCAAGGTTGCAGGCATCCCGCCATAATTTGATCCATGTCCAAGTTTTTTACACATGAAACGGTGAGTGTAATGGCGATAGTATGCCGTTTCGGCGAGTGCCTTATCTTGCTTGAGGTTACCGGTCCAAGGAAGTTTGGGCCAGCATATACGTGCAACCGCAGTGTGCGGGTCTCCAGATTCACAAGCTTCGAGATATCTCGGGTCATCGAACAGGTTCCATTCTAATGCGCCGACGACGAAGGATTCGCCGGACTTGGCGTCGCACTTGGCCCACTTGTAGCCGGGGTCGGCGATGAAGATTGATCGGAGACCCTCTTCGACATTCTGAAGATTTCCCCCGGTTCCGAACTCAGAGAACGAAGAACTGAATCGACCAGTGTCAGTTCCTGCAATGTTATATGAGGTCCGGATACGGCCGTCAGGATCAATCTCTGTTTTAAGCACTGCAATCTTTTTCGCCAATTCTCGCATGGCGGACATGTGAGCGATGATGGGTTTAGCGACTGTATAAGCTTCCATCTTCTCCAAAGCGTTGCGATCGACAGTGGGACGACCTTGCTTTTTGATGACAGGTATACCCAATTCTCCATAGAAGAGTCGTTGTAGGTCAGCATTACTCCGCCAGTTGAAGTGGCTAAGTCCCACTCCTTCGAGAACAATACGTTCAAGGTTTCGTTCGAGCATTTCCAGCTTGTCATAAAATTCATCGATGACCTCGGCTTTGCGTTCTTGGTCAATGCGAATGCCCCGGCACCGCATTTCGAGGGCCGGGGCCTGGAGTGCGAGGGAGAATTCGTAGGTCTCTCGGGTGACCTCGTCGAACTGGGGCAGTTGGGCCTCGAGGCACTCGAAAGTCACACACGTATCCAGTCCGTTATAAATCCAATCCCGTTCGGTCTGGGTGGGAATGTCCTCGGGGGTCGAGGTGTCGGTGAGGATTATGCGGGCCACTGGGCTCTCCAAGCTACTTGGTAGGATCGACAGAGCCAACTTCCAATGCGACGTTTGGGGTAGCGCTTTGTTACACTACCCCGCATATAATATAGACCGGGGGCTTCTTGATATCCCTGTTCTTTGTTCCACCATACCCAATGGCTTGGACAGCGAACCTTACGGTCTAGCCAGATGCGTTCCAATTCAGCTTTCATTTGTCTCGTCCGATTGTGGTTGTGAGCTTCCGCTCTGACTTCCAAGGGCCGTGGTCGGTATAGATAGAGCCCAAGTACCCAAGGCCTTTGAGTGATTCTGGTTGGAGACTGTGCTGGGCAAGCATGGTGTCGTGGGCAGCACCACGGACTCCAATCCCATAGGCACGCCAGAGGAAGGCAATGTCGTAGAGGCCGTTTTGGAAGACCTTAGGGATGCTTCCATCCACGAGAACCCCGCGCATAAGACTCCAAGCTGATGACTCAGCCTGTTTAGTCGGCCAATAACTTCCGCCCTTTGCTCGTTCGTCATCAAATGGTATAACGATGGCACACTCTCGCGAAGGGGCGAATCCAATGCAAGTAACTCGCGATCCAGACGTTTCAATGTCCACAGAAAGGAGTCGACATCCTTGGATGTAATTTCGGATGAAGTCATTGATATCCTCAAGGGTTGGTTCGATCCATATCTCACACCGCGGGCGCCGAATGTCAGGGTAGGCTGCCTCGCGGCGGGCTTTCATCAAATCGAAAACAGTTGTGGGCCTATGGCTCCACTCTCTCAAGACCGCGGCGGGGTGGTATGTCGGTAGGAGCTTATAGCCGCTAATGCAATGAGTAGACAGCAGAGTGGTACCACGAATCTTAGATACCCCGGTCCTACCGGCCAGAGCCCAGAGAGCAGTATTCCCCAGGCACAGGATGAGATTAGGATCGGCCGCCAGAATTTCATCCCCAAGCCGGTCCAACTCGGGCTCAAACTCTCGGCGAACGTATCCAGATTTGATGAGGGTGGGGTAGGAGGGGATGCCATCGGCTTTGGGGCCGCAGAAAAACTCGAGTTTGTTTCCTGGTGGATGGATATTGAATACGTTGGTTCGATGGATCTCTGGATGTAATCTCCAGATAGAGTCCACGCTTCGAGGATCACCCCGCCGGTAATAATCAGAGATGTAACCTCGGTCAACCGAAGTGAGTTCAATGATTCCCGCATCGTTCAACATCCTTAAGAGTTCGATTCCCGAGGGGCCGACGAAGCTGGAGTTGATACGGTTCTCGTATTCGCCCCGGGCTTCGCCGATGATGAGGAGGGGCTTCATCAGAAGCACTTCTCCTCAACGAGCTTCGCGTAGCCGACTACATCCTCCCAGTGTTGCTTCTCCATGGACTTCCCCGAGAGGATGCGAGAGAACTTGAGGGCGATCATGTCCATGGATTCCCGCTCGATCGCGGAGAGTTTCAGCCAACCGGGGCCTGCTCGGAGGAGGTCTTTGATTGCTTGAGAGACGATGGCGTTGTCTTCGAAGTTGCCGTGGGTGGTTTGGCGTTCGACGAGGAGAGGAGCCCTAGCAAGCGCAGCACTCGCCGGGGAGGGTTGTTCTTCCAACGCTGGACGGTCCTCAGGTCCCGGTGCAGCATCGATGCTATCCGTCGGAGGGGAACGCCTTCGTAGCGGAGATGGAGGAATAGGGCGAGTTCGGCTGTCGACGAGTGCCTGTACTTCCCCTTCAATGAGGGTCGAGACATCGAACGGTGTGCGGTCTTTGGCTTCGTCATACATTGGGTGTTCCTATTTGAGGGCTTCGAGGACTTCATTCTCGGTGAGACAGATGTAGTCTGCCATGAGGTACATCAAGTCGGGTTCGATCGGCTCGGGGATGTAGATGACAAGCCGCTTGTTGGCACCGTGGAAGTAGCCGGCTTCGAGATGTGCAGAGCGTCCGCAAGGGAGGACCAAGAGACAGGTATCAGCCCACTGCATAGCGCGGCGATCAGCAGTGTAGCCAAAGGCAGCATCAGGAGTGGTTTGGAGTAGCGTACGATAACGGTCCATGGTCCAGGTCTGCCAGTCATCTTCGATATCCTTCCATTGGAAGCCAGCCTTACCGGGTGGGTTGCGGAAGTCATAGACTTGGTGCTGCTCGTTGCGGAGCATTGAAACAACGGCGGGCTGATATTGATTTCGCCAGCTTGAGGCGACATATACGCGGCGCATGTCGGTTCCTTTCAAAGGGCTCCGGGGCCCATTTGCGGCGCCCCGGAGAGTTGTCCCGGCCGAAATAATACCGGGATGGGGGAAGGGTTACTCGGCCTTCATCGTCCGCTTGACCTCGGCGAAGATCGACTGGCCATCCTGCGAGGCCCGGTGGGCGATTTCGATACGAAGGCTGGCGTTCGGGGTTTCATCAAGGGCCTGTCGGATAGTCCGCCCGTCGGCTTCGGTGTCGATGCCCATGTTCCCGAGGACGTCGGTGAGGCGCCAGAGGGCGTCGGGGGTGATGTAGTAGGTGTCGCGAATGGATTTCTCCGTCAGTGGGGTGACCTCGCCATCCTTGCCGGTGAGGATTTCGGAGAGTTCGGCCTCGTCCACGTCGTCGTGGGCCGCGGCGAGCTTGTAGGTGAACCGAACGAAGGGGGTTTTCTTCTGGGCCGACTCGCCGTGCTCCGGCATGCCGGATACGATGACGTCGTAGGTCCCGGCGGGTAGGGGCTTGGGACGTTCGACGTCGGCGGTCGGGGTGTCGAGGATGGATTCGAAGGATGCGGATGCGGCTTTGGGTGCCATGTGGTTGGGTGCTTTCTGGTTGCGGGTTAGAACGGGATTTCGTCGTCGGCGGTTGCTTCTGATTTCTGTTCCTGTTGCATCTCCTTGTCATACTGTGAAATGGATCGTTCCAGCGCGTACGAGATACGCTGGTACAATTCGGCTGAGCCCTCGCAGTTGATGCGTGAGATTGCCTCAAGCGCAATTGATAGGTCTTTGATCATTGATGTTCTGTAGGCCACTAGACCCTCTTCAAAGTGAGAGCCTTAGGTGGGGTCGCCTTCGCAGGAGGCTCTCGGAGAACTGCGAAGAAATCAGCTAGCCCTGTCTCAATTGGATAAGACTTCTCCATCTTGAACGGGGCCGGATTGGCGAGGTCAATGAGCGGGGTGGACGAGGTGGTAATCGTCCGCTTTCCGTTCTTGTTCTGGTAGAGAACATAACTCGGGAAGTACTGGGGAATTTTCGGGGACAGCTTCTGGCCGACGCCTTGGGGAAAGCCCTTGGTGGTGCCGTCGGGGAGTTCTTGGTAAAGGACGTGGGCGATGACGATGACGTTGGTGGCGAAGGTGTCCGAGGTGATGGTGGCAAGGAAGGATTCGACCGAGTCTTGGGCTTGGCCGTACACCGCCCGGGGGTCCTTGGCGAGAC